ATACATCTTGGTCTTTCAAAGTTACATTAAAACCTAGCTGTGCATATTGATGAGCAATAGCAATTTTCTGCTGGGCGAATTGAATTCGTGTAGCTTCTGCACGTTCTTCAGGTTGAGGCAACCATAACTGCCAATCAGTTATACCAAAGGCTTCTAGGATTTGAGGGAAAACTTTCTCATGGAAAAGTCTTTGGTCACCCTCAACCACACGACTCATAACTACCAGTTGTTGGGTCTGGGTGGATAACCCGCCGAAAGCCTCAGGTGCGCCTTGCCATGCAGGAGTAACACCCCACATAGCAGCTACACGTTCCCGTATCTCTTGCCTAACGGGAAGGTAATCCATTTCCTGTAGGGTATGGAATAGTCTTACCATGTCCACTCTACCCCTATTATTCTTAGCAGATACAGCTACCATAGGCACAAAGTTAGGATCCATACGAGTCTGAGAAGCTATATTAGCTCGTTCCCTACGCAGACTCTCAGGGTCATCGGTAAAGACCATCATCATAGACCCAGGCATCTTACGCTCAAAGAAATATCTATATAGATTCTTATCCATACCAATCAAAGTTAATACCTTTTCAAATATAGTTAGGAGAGGACTCCATCCATATGTCTCTGAAGGGAAAAACTTAGACAGATGTATTACTTCCTTTTCAAACAAGTATATATGTTGACTACGGTGATAATATTTATACATCACAGGCCATCGTTCATTACTACAACCCGCTTCCTTACATTCTCCTGGGACATCCGCTATGTGTTCTCTATGTAAAGGACAGGCGAAATGAGCATTCTTAGGTAAGCCTGCCATATCTAGATCATATTCAACTAAGGCAGGATTAAGCCTACGAATCTCCTTGACTTTAGACCTTACAGTTTTACCATCATCATAATATTCTTTAACAACATACAAGAATCCATCATCAACCACGTTCACATCATAATGGAACTGTCTTAATACTTCTTCTAGAGACTGTCCAAAGGAATTACAGTCAGATAGAAAATCATTTAAAACATTCTTTTGTTCGCCATCAGGTTCATTTACTATAGGCTTCCATTCAATTCCTCTACGAAATACCTCTCCTGTAATGTGGGTCACAGGAGAGCGTACTTCTTCTACAGACATAGATATGGTTTGAATGTCCATTACTAACTGTTGTCTGTATGCCATCTGATGGCGTACCCACGTATTTACTACGTGATCTAAACCAAACGAAGGAGAAGAAGCAGTATCACCAGCTGATTTCATAAGTTCTAGCTGATTGATTTGAGTATTCAATTCAGCCATTTGCTGAGTCATAGCTGGTACTTCAGGTAGATATTCAGATAATCTCATAGTTTTAATCCTTGCTTAACGATTGTATATCAGACATAGAAGTAAGTTTAAGTAGAGTATTCATAGCCATTTCTTTAAGAACAAAGCCCTCACTCCTGTCAGGTTGCTGTTTTAATGTAAAGATCTCCTCTTCATATTTTACTAATTTTTCCCGTAAATCCAAAACTTCTGACTCTTTCTCTAGTATTTCTTTCTCCATATCAGTCTGTTCAGTAAATGCTGCATTAGCTAGTACACCTAAACGAGCAGCTTCTTTAACTAGGGCAAGAAAACCTCCTTCAGATAGTAGAGTAACAGCATCACTATCATCAGGAATATCTGCATCAGGGTCTAATACACGCAAATCATCATGCCAAGTATCTAAAATACGCCATGTTCCTGCACTATCTTTTGTAGCTACGTATTGATTATTCCTATCTCTTAGGGTGTTTCCTATCATATTATCTCCTCTAATGTAGAGGGCATATCCCTCTAAATATACTATTTTCTGCTGGATTCTGCATTATAATCATGGCTTCCGCTACTATGATCACTATTATAACACATATACCTACTAGAACCATTCTAGCCTCAGGCGATTTCACAAGCACTCCACCCACAATTTTTACAACTACTGCAACCACTCTCCTGTACAATTACTGGTGAATCACATTCACAACTTAGAGGTAAATGCTCCTCATATCCTACCGTTAATACTTCTTTCTCCCTACTACCGCTACGATAAACAGTAATACCTTTACATCCCGTTTCCCAGGCTTGAAGATAAGCTGCTTGCACATCCTCTCTAGTCGCATTATTAGCAAAGTTAATTGTTTTAGATATCCCTGCATCTACTGCATCTTGAAATGCAGCTTGCATATTTACATGGGCTGTTGGAGAGATATCAGGAGCGGTTACATATACATCCTTAGCCCACTCAGGTACATCCTCACGGTCTTGCAATGACCCACCTTTAGCTAGGTATTCCATCAAATCATCAGAATAAAACCCGTATTCTCTAGCAGTATCCTCAAAGAATTTATTCACATAATATAAACTCTTCCCCTCTAAAATATTAGATTTCCTCCATGCCAAAGCAAACGTGGGTTCTATCCCACTAGAAGTATCTGCAATCATAGAGATAGTTCCTGTCGGAGCCACACTTAAACGACAAGCATTACGATATGTATAGTTATTTGTATAGTCACTATTAACCCAATCAGGAAAAGTCCCTCTCGCTTTGCCTAAATCCATCGAAGTATTATCAGCAACATTCCTAATAAATGTTATTAACGTGCGCCCAATATTCAAAGCTACCTCACTATTGTAAGGAACCTTTAAAGCAATAAGTAAATCCGCAAAGCCCATAACTCCCAAACCTATCTTCCTAGTAGATCTAGTCATCTTATCAATATCTTCAGTCGCATACTTATTAGCATCAATAACATTATCTAAAAAGCGAACACCTAATTTAGTAATACTAGATAGTTTTTCCCAATCAATCTTAGATTCCCATACCAGAGAATCTGAATCTTGAAGGAATTTAACTAGGTTAATAGACCCTAGATTACAACTCTCATTACTCAACAAGGGTTGTTCACCGCAAGGATTCGTGGCAATCATATCTCCATGATATTGCTTAACTCGATTATCTTGATTAATACTATCAATAAAGACTAGTCCAGGCTCACCATTCTTCCACGCCCCTTCTATTATCATATCAAAAATTTCAGAAGCCTTAACCCACTCCATAATTTTATCTGTGGCGGGGTGTACCAAGGGGTATTCTGCATTATTAATTACTGCTTTCATAAAATTAGAGTCCACACCAACACTAATATTAAAATTGTGGATGTCTCCTTCATATGTTTTACATGTAATGAAGTCTCTAATATCAGGATGATACACAGACATGACTGCCATGTTAGCACCATCCCGTTTCCCACCCTGAGTTATCATACTAGATACACGGGAAAGAGTCTTCAATACTTCTATGGGGCCACATGCTTTACCCTGTGTGGTATTAATGGGGTCACCCTTAGGACGAATCTTAGACAGGGCAAAACCTGTACCTCCCCCATACTTCTGTACCATAGCTGCATCAGTAGCAGTCTTCATAATATCTTGCATACTATCTTCTAGTGGGAGTACGAAACATCCTGATAGTGTGCCAGCTGGCGTACCAGCATTCATAAGTGTTGGGGAATTGGGTAGAAAATATAGATCAGAAAGCATCTCATAAAACTCAGACGCTACCAATTCTACCTCAACGGGCAATGCCATATACTTTGTCTCTACTTCAGCTAATGCATTGGCAACACGCCGAAACATTTGCTCTGCATTTTCCTGAGGTTTACCAGTTCCATCCTTTAAATAATAACGTGTCTCCAAAATTGTTTCGGCTTGTTCAGTAAGTGTCACCATTTATACAACCTCCTATCCTCTATGTCCACAATATATACATAATTTACGTTCTGGCACCCAAAATGAAGGGGTGCATACCACTTCTTGACAGTCAGGGTTTGGTGCTTCTTCTAAAGCATTCACTGATACTTCAGGTTTAAAGTTTAGAAGAGGTGTTCCCCTTTCTGGCATCTTTGCTTTTCTTTTTTCTTCTACTTCTCCAGCCTCAACAGAGTCCATCCAATCCTGCACACTTCCTAACGTCTGAATCTTATAGATCGTTGTTTCATATGCAGCAGATAAAGCCATTGCTATAGAAAAGAAGGCATCCCCATGCCCCATAGGAGTTTCGGGAGCTTTCAATTCATTGTTCACTGATAGAATCTGTTGCTTTTGCCGTTCATCTTTAATGAGTCGTAGATTCCCTGAATGAACATATGTCTCAAAGATTTGAGCCATAGTATTCTTACTCTTGGTTGTAAAAGTCATGGGCTTCCATACAGAATCCAACCCACGCTCTTCAAGTTCACCTCTAGTATTATCTACATATCCTTTATCTATATCAAAGTACTTAGATACATTATTCAGATATTCAATCTGATCAGAGTAGCTCCAACCATCTAGAAAGGATGAATGAACTTGCTCTATTATATCACCTTTGCGTCTAAAAATAACTAAGTGTGATGGGTGACGCTTCTTACCCACATCAAACCCTGCAAATAGCATCTCATCCTCTTCAGAGGGCCACTTACGAGTAGGTGGAAGGTTAACTAAATCATCTGCTTCACATTTAAGAATGTCTTCCTCTTCAAAATAAGACTCCGTAGAAAAATGTGGAATCAACATAAACTCTGAAGCAAAGGATTTAGGTCTAGCTCGTTGTTGTTCTAATAACCATTCCTCACTATAAAGTTCTGGCATCAATACTCTACGTCCAGGCTCAGGGTCTAAGGCTGGTAAGACTCTGGACTTAAACCGACTATCATCCTGAAGTTTACTCAGGATATCTCCAGGCATCATAGGAGTACCCAATACAATTACAGGGACTCCCTTCAATGGTATGAATAAAGATTCTGTCATAAAGTGGTCTTCTACTTTATTTAACTGCCCCATGTTCAATGGGTTTTCAGGGTCACGGAGAATATCATCTGCAATCAATGCACCATTTACATGCATACCCCGCTTAAATGAAAAAAGACCGCCATGTAGGATATCAGCAGGCTTGTTATTAATAGAATATCTAAATGAAAAGTCAGCTTTAGGAGACTTGTTATCCATCCATGACATCAATAATGGATTTCTTTTTACAGTTTTATTAATCTCAGAAATATGGTACTGTGCCATTCCATCACTATAAGACAAATATAATACCGCACAATCCCGTGGTGCAGTAAGCAATCGCCATACACTGAAGGCATGACCTAGAATAGTACTCTTAAAATGAAACCGTGGGAGAACTGCTACATAATTTAATCCTGTTTCTAAACATTCTTCAATATCCTCAGCAATTAATTGAACATGCCATGCTTTAAAATATTCAGGATTATCATAACTCTGACTCCAAACATTAACTAGGAAGTCCCTAAAGGAACCAACATTATATTTTTTATCAGCTAATAAACCTTCAGCCAAACGAGCTAAAGCATTATCATATGTAACTTCCCCATCTTTACTAACCATATTACTCCTGTGATACCAAAGATTTTAACCGTCCAGCAATCCGTTGAATTAAATCCGTATCTGAAACTTCTTCTACGAGAATACCCAGAACAGATTGAACGAATTGTAAATTAATCATACCTTCCATGACTTTACGCTCACCTTGAATACTCATATCTAATACTTTAGCTGCATCAAATGCTCTATCAAATTGCAATACTCCTAAAGCAGACTCAGCTTTATGGCGCAGCCCTTCATACTCAGTTAGATGTTCAGTCTGAACCCTAGCAAATCTCTGCCCTTCTGATTCTGTTATATGTTCAATAGCCTCAGTTCGGGCAAGATTCTTCTGTTCATTCCAATCATATTGTTTAGCCCATGCATACAAGGTAGGAATTTTAACATCTGAATCAAACTCAGTATTAATCTGTCCTACAATCTTTGGGCCAGAAATACCTTCTATCCAAAGTTTCATGGCTCTAAGTTTTATTTCTTGGTCATATACTTTAGGCATTATATATATGCCTGATAATTATCTAATGTTGGATGCTGAGATTCTAGACTTCCACCATAAGGTGTGCCATCCGATTGAAGTAGATTAGCAAAATTCATATGCTTTCGTTTCCCTGTAGCAGCAGTAAAACATTCAGGCTTACCACCAGCTGGAAACTTTAAACCTATTTCATCCCTAGTACACAACCCTCTCCAGACTCCTGCATCTTTCCCTAAAGGTTGATACCCTTTCTTATTTAAAAGGGTTCCTGTAGTTCGTTGTGTATCTTCAGCTTGGACATTATATTTACATCCAAAATAGTCACACCAAACAACGACTCCATACTTAGTTCTAAACTCTTCAGGAGTCATATCCTTAGGGAGTTTATCTTGATAATCAATACTTTCCTCAGTTCTTCCTTTCATGTAAAATGATAAGCTCATCTTGATCCTCCAATTTTCTATATAAAGCTACACAGGCTGCATCACAATAATCTTGTTCTTTACTCTCGATGTCGGCCCACTTTTCCATAGCAAAGCGTTTAATAAAAGCTTTATCCGCTTTCCCCGCCTGTAGCACATGGCGTTTCCAAACCTTATTGTCTACAGGTAAACAAGAATACCCATTTCGATAACAGATATATTTTACCCCCGCTACTACCGCAGCGAGGGCGACGGTTGTTTTAGGATTCTGAATATAGATAGCTGCTTCTACCGCAACTAACAATTCACCTATATCTATTTTACTCAATTTCTCCTCAAATCCTTCTAATATTTCATAGAACCTTTCTTCATAATTTGAGGCTGAACTGGCCCACTTAAACTGTTCCACAATGGTTTCTTCCTCATCA